GTTATGGCAGACAATATATTGAAGCATACAGCACACAGGATCAAACCAATCCTGTGGCCAACGCTGAAAACTTGATGTCATTTAATAACACAGGTATCAGCAATGGTATTAGTATTGTCACTAATGGAACTACACTCAGTCGTATTACTATGAGTAATGCTGGTGTATATAACATTCAGTTCAGTGCTCAGTTAAATCAAACATCAGGTGGAGCACACAACGCTTTTATCTGGTTAAAGAAAAATGGTGCTAATGTTGCCGACTCAGCAGGTGATACCAGAATTGCTGGCAACGGTGATAGAATTATGGCAGCCTGGAACTATATTGTCAGTGCCTCAGCAGGAGATTATTACGAACTTGCTTGGGCGAGTGATGGCACAGCAGTTGTTTTAGACTATGTTGCGGCAGCAGGTGTAGTGCCAGCAATCCCCAGTGTTATTTTAACGGTAGTGCCAGTAGGAGCGTAATATGGAATTCACATTGAAACAATTATCATGGATCGTAATAGGCAGTTTGGGTATTGGCGGCACTGGCTATCTATCATTGAATGAAAAGATTGATGCCTTAGACAAAAAAACTGCTATTATTCACACCAACAGCGAACATCAAAGTAAAGCATTAGAACGCATTGAACTGAAGTTGAATGCAAAATAAGGAGCAACTATGAGAATGTTACCAGAACGCGGAATGAGAACAAAGACTAATCGCAATAAACCAAGACCAGGGAGAAAATAATGCCAATTAAAAAAGCAATAGGACCACGAGGTGGAAAAGGCTATAAATGGGGTGATAGTGGTAAGGTATACCCTACTAAGAAACAAGCAGCCGCTCAGGCCGCCGCTGCTTACGCTTCAGGCTATAAAAAGAAAAAGTAAAGTTAAGTGAGCATGTCTCTTAAATAGAGATATGAAGCATTTCAAACATCATCCCAGCTGGCAGTTTATTGATAGTAGTATTGATAGACTGCCAGATCCACGAGTAAGCATAGCAGTATTAAGTGGTTGGGCACCACTTAAAAGTGACAGTAGACAAAGCACTGGAGTAGAACCAGACAACTTCAATTTTGCTGTATTTGATCAACATCCACACGACTTAAAGTTCATTGAAAACTCAGTGTTTTACAAATCACAGCATAGTATTATCCCAGGTTGGTTTAGTTTGTATGTTGCAGAAGAAAAGTCACAGGTAGTTTTATTCAATCGTGAAATGTTGAAGATACAGCCAAGGGCAGTTTGGCGTTATAGTCGTGCCAAACCCGTTAGACCCATAATACCTTTACTGCAACGGGAAAAAACCTGCAACAATAAACACTATATAACTGTGGAAGAAAGACTTTGGCAACAGGGCTATTATACGAATCTGCAACATAAATATTTTGACGGAGATGAGAAATTCATCCGAGTTGTAGGCAAGCCCCGAGGGTTTGTCTTAGATCTTCAGCCAGAGGTTGAGGATACAGACTATTGTGATAACTAGTCTGTGTATATTGTTTAATTTTAGCCCTCTTAGAAATAAGGGGGCTTTTTTTACCTTAAATCATACTGAAGTAGTATACGTGATACTGAACCGTGTAAATTAGACTGAAATAAGGTTTTCGTGTTAAAAACAACACTTTTTTCGCTGTTTTCAATGCCTGTATGGCAGGTTTTATAGACAGAAAATAAATTATGTGTTATAATGATACTATGATTAAACAAAGACACATTGACTATTTTAACAATAAAGTTCAACCAGAACCTTTAACAGGTTGTTGGTTATGGACCGGTGCCGTTGATTCTTATGGATATGGATCATTTGGTATTGGATATCGTGAAGACGGTAAAAAACTTCACAAAACATATAAAGCACATCGTTTTAGTGCTATGATCAATAACATAGATATGACTGGTCCTGTAATACGACATTTATGCCACAATAAACTATGCGTCAATCCTGACCATTTAGAATCCGGATCCTACCAAGATAACACCGATGATATGGTTAAAGCAGGTAGAGATAATTGGGTGGGCAGACCTGTTGTAAAAACACAACAACTTCTTTAATTGACTTTAATTGACTTTTCGTTTATAATACATACATAGACAGTAAAAAGCACTTCGCAGAATAAGCCTGTCTAACTAATCAGGAGATTACAAAATGGCTACAAAATATGATATCGCAAGTTGGAAAGATGGTTTGGAATCAACTAAAAAACGCAAGGCAGGTGCTTACCAACGATTGGCAATATTTCAAAGTCGTGGTGATGATGTTAAATGTGACGAAACTTATGCTCGCATTGCACATTACAATAATCTTATTGATGCTTTTGAATATGAACTGGCTCGTGCAAATAAATTGGAATCAGTTTAATTGACAGAAATTCGCTGACATAGTATAATACTACTATGTTCAGCGTAGAACATACACACTTTAACACACACAGAGGAAATTATGGATACACTAGATTTTAAGTTATTGATTAAGACACGCATTGGTAATGCTCGTGAATATGGATATAACTTGCGTTATATTTTTAAGGGTATCAAGCCCGGCACACCTGCATTTAAGTTAGCAAAATCATTGGTCAAGGAATCAGCATAATGACTACAATCACTAAAAAGCGTTTTGATAAACTTGTCAGCGATTTTGAATACGGCATCATTGACCGTTGTAGAATTGGCTCATACACTATCAGTTGGCAACCCAATGAACAGACTTGCTGGATGTTTGAAAACGGTGTAGTTATTACCACTGGTGGATTTGAATACTTGCTTGAGAAATTCTTTTTTGATGAGGAGACAGTATAATGGATTGGTGTAAAAATAAAGAGCAGTTAAAGCAAGACCGACAAGAATTAGAAGCTTGGTGGCTTAAACAGAACATCACACCTCGCACAAGTAAAAGTGGTAAAGGTTATTACATTACACATTGGAATGTTTATCGTTATGAAACAAACTATCATGACATTTACAATAATGATCACCCTTTACCTACTATTCTTCAAGAAAATATTGAAGATATGTCCAGTGAAGAAGTGTGTAATAGGGAATTCGGTAATATAACTATATCCGTTGATGATTGGAATGGCAACGCTGATATTGTTATTAAAAAACGCATTGAAAATATTGAATTGACTAAAGCAACCAGACAAAAATGGTGGGAAGAAAATAAGGAGACAGCGTGACCATCACCGAACGATTAAAGTTAGAAATCATAATCCGTGAACATATAGACCGACACGGTGATGAGTTCTACACCGAACTTGCCAACATCTTAGAAAAGATTGAAAATGAAACTACTACTGATCTGCGTGGTCGCCCTAATCTCAGGGTGTGGCGGAACTGACTGTCCGGATACTAATACTAGAACTTTGATACACACACCAGAAGGTAGTTATACCGTAGTGTGCTCAAGTTTCCAATGTCCAGGTTTTCCTGCTGAACATAGATGTAGAATAGAATAAGATGATAAATAAATGCGTAGTAGGCAAACTCTCCTAGTAAAATAGTTGACTGCTCCTGTATAATTGTATTTGCCAAAGTAAATTTAGACAAGACCCACTACACTAAAAAGCTCAATATATATTGAGCTTTTTTTTCGGCAAAAATACTGCTATTGACATATAAAACTGAATGTGTTATACTAAATACTGTTGGCAAATAACAAAGAGAATATATGGGGTTGTTTAGTGGTTACACTCAATGACAATAGTCATTGTTTTATTAATTTATAGGAGACATTATGTCCAAATTTCAAGCAACAGGTCCGTGGACCATAACTAACGCAATTCTGCGTCCCAGTAAATATCACGACAGTGAATATACTTACATTACTATGCAAAATGAACAAGGAGAAATTGTTCACACAAACATAGAAGATGATTTTAATAACAATAGCCATTGGAAAAATGTTTTAGATGCGTTGGATGATAATTACGATGTTGTCATTGACAATGTTAATTATAAAACCAAATACAGTAAAATTGTTAGAGACAGTAGAACAGGTAATCCTGTTATAGATGCTGATAGTAAACCAGTTATTAAAGATGTTAAAAAAAATGTTATTAAACAATTTGAAGCTAATCGTAGAGAAGAATTTAATAATAAAAAATTAAATGATCTTATAAACAGTGGTATTGAGCAAATAAATGGTCAATGGAACATTGATCCATATATTGTAAAAAGAGATATAAGCCAAAAAGAATTAGTATTCGTTGAAGAATTGGACATACAATCCAAAGACGACATTGAAACAATGCGTGAGAAACTTAAAATTAAATCAATAATAAAATACGCAGATATGTTAAATCAAGGATATGAATTCAATGACTAATATAACAATTGACAGTCGTAGATGCGGCGAAGGTAAAACCCGTGATGACACAGAAGGATTAGTGCGTGATAAAGGTCGCGTGTTAAGCACTTGGGCTAATATTAAAACAAGATGGCAGTTAGGTGATCGTTGTTTGGTAGTCTTGCCCAGTTTAGCATTATGTGATTACTATCATAAACATTTGACTGAATTTCTCATAGAAGAAAATAGTTTACATTCAAATCAATTAGCAGTAATTACCAGTGATGGTTATTGTCAAGACGATAAGAAAAAAGTTAGTTGTAGTAATGTTCAAAGTCAATTACATCAATGTTTGGATGATAGGTGTGCTATCATCATTATTACACAACAGGCCTGGTTAAACAGTAATATTGCCAGCAATCAACGCAAATCGTATAACTTAATTATTGATGAAGCAATTATGCCTTATAGAGAAGTTGGTGTTTATCACGATAAAGAATGTCTTGTAGATTTTAATTGGAGTGAAAATACTAGTTTATTACAAGCACAGGATGGAGCAGTTGAATGGAATGAACTGCGTTTTAACAACATTAAGGGTAATTTCATTACAGATAGCAGTGAGATAACTAGAGATCTGTTTAATACTAATTGGCGTTGTCGTGTTCACGCAGATGATTATATAAAGTTTGCAGATGTTATCCCTAAAAATGAACGCATTAGTATAATACAAGAATTGTTGCCAAATCTATTTGAAAATTATAGCAGTATTTGGATTGCTTGTGCAGCCTTTGAATATACATTTATGCGTTTTTGGATGGACGCACATAATTTAACTTGGACTATACATTCTAAATTACAATTTAAGCAACATCAAGTTTCAATTAAACTTATGGGTCCAGATGACAGCAAGTTTCATTGGAGTAGTTACAAACAAAATAATGAACCAGAACTTATTCAACAGTTTAGTCAGCAAGCAAGAACAGAAACTAACAACAGTAGCGTGTTAGTTCTACGCAATAACGCACAGAATAGACAGATTTATCAACAAGAAGTAAGATTACCACATAATAGTGCTGGTAGTAATGATTACACTGACTACAAGTATGTTAGTTTAGAATCGGCATTAAATCCTACACCCAATATGACACGATTCTTATATGCTGTTTATGGTATTGGAGCAGGCACTGGGCAAAATGGAGTTAAAGATCCCGTTCATATGGCACAGACTGTTTATACATTTTACCAAACAGTAATGAGATGCTGTCTGCGTCGTGGTGAACCTGCCACAGTATTCAGTTTAGATAATAGAGTTATCCTTGGACTTGCTGAGTTCTTTACAAATGTTGATTTTGAAGAAATTAGATTAGTAAGAAACAAAGATATTGCGGATATTGGCCGCCCAGCAAGCACTGATCTAGGTAGAGCATTGACAGCAGGAGAGCGTGCGTTTATCTATAAAAAACGCAAATATCCGCAATACCAATCAATGACCAATGAAGAAATATTGGCAATGAAAAGTAGTAAGTGAACTTATTAGGAGTAACGAAACTTCTTATAGCGTATAAGCAATTTCGTTACTGCCAAAAATACAAAAAGGAAACATAAATGACAATACATAATGCATTAACTCCAGATCAACAAAGAACACAAACGAAATTAGTGAACTTGGCAAGAGAGAACTTACATAGGAATTGCCAAATAGAAATTAAACAAGCAGGTCCTCATTGGGGCTTGTATTGCAGTAATCCAAGATGCCGTAAAACAGGCGGTTGGATTGATTGGATTAAAAAAGATCAAGTAAAACACATATTTTAATAAACAGAGATAAATAAAACAAAGGAAACAAAAATGAAAGATATGCAGATTAAATTTATGAGTCAAACTTGGCAGATACGGGATAGTCAACCCAACGAACTACCTGAAGATACTCTAGGTCTATGTGACCCAAAGACAAATACAATTATAGTGGATCCCGACTTGCCCCCGCATGTATGGCAACAAACACTGGGACATGAACTGTGTCATTTAATTGAAATGACACTTAACCAATGTCTCACAGAACAGCAAGTAGATACACTTGCAACAGGACTTATACATTTGTTAAAAGAAAATCCTGAAATATTAACCCTATATCATACTCTAGTAGTAGATCAATGTTATGAGGACTATGACAGTTTTACACAAAGTGAGAATACATAATGCCAGCAAAACGTGGATGGTATAAACAAAAACCAGGATATAAAGAAGTTGGAGCATGGGCTTGGGACAATGACAAGTTATGGAGCAAGATTGAAGTTAGTTTGGATATAAATGCTTGCTGGCCCTGGCATGGAAGTATGAGTCCATCGGGAGCACTCATAGGAGCATGGAAAAAAGATCCTGACACTGGAGAATTTCGTCAACAAATGACACAGGCACGCAGACTAATCTGGAGTAGCCAAACCAATGAAGATGTAAGTCCATACAGAGTTACAATGCGTTGTCAGCGACAAGACTGTGTAAATTTTCACCATTTTGAACTCATGCCCACAAATAGACCGGAAAAAACACAATGGTAGAACGCAGAACTGATTTAATGCGACTAGCAAACATGACTGAAGATGATGAGATAGCATTAAAGAACTTGTGTAAAAAGTATGCCACAGAGATTACATTTAACACGGACTTTGAATACTACAGCGTGACATTCACGGATGAGGCTTGGTTGTTGGCAGTTATAGAAGATTGTAATATAGAAAGATACTTGAAATAATGCCAAGACCAACTCCAACAATATTAATGTCAAAACAATACACAGAATCCACGGGCATTGATGTCCTGGCTGCAACAAATTTATATGCAGTATTGTATAAATTACAACCTATAAATGTAAAACAAAGATACTATTGTATATCAGGTATAATTAACAAGTATCCCAAGTCAGTGTTTCCCAGCATTGCACCAGCAGAGAACTTAGCAACAAAGTTAAACACAGAGTTTAACTGCACAGACTTTACAGTGAAGAAAGTATTATAAATATATGGCAACTAAACACGGCGCATTCTTAATACACGGTGGACATGCACCACGAGAAGAGTTTGATATAATCAACACAGAAGATTATAATCTAAGACTCAAAAAGACTTGGGTTAAGGCAACAGGCGTATGGCACATACAAATACAAAGTCAAAGTATATTTGACAATAGGTTCGAGATGTTTCTTACACACGAACAACTAAAAACATTTAAGGATAGTTTATAATGTTTACGCAAAAGGAAATAGATCTTTTCTGGACTAAAGTAGATAAAACTGATACTTGTTGGAACTGGACTGCATATAAAGATAAAGGCGGATATGGAAGTCTTACTGTTAAAAGAACACCATACCTTGCACATCGTTTTACTAAACTAATATTAGGCGAAGATCCTACAGGATATGTTGTTATGCATACCTGTGATAATCCCGGTTGTGTCCGCCCAGAGCATTTAAAATTAGGCAGTTTAATAGAAAATAACTTAGATAGAGATAATAAAAATCGTCAGGCTAAAGGAATTAATAACGGTAATTCAAAACTTACAGAACAGCAAGTTTTAGAAATAAGAAATATGCCTTTTGGTAAGCGTGGTGACAATAAAAGAATACAATTAAAATATAACATTAGTGGATGGCAAGTTAGAGATATTATTAATAAAAAAGTTTGGAAACATATATGAATAGTCAAGAATATCCTGAACGCAAAGATCCAAAGATAGGCACTAAAATTGTCACGGGATTGATTGTGGGCAGAGATAAAAAAGTTATTCCTCAAAGCGAAGTAGAACATTTTGCCAGTCTTGGTTGCAATGATAGAGAAATTGCTGAATACTTTGGCATTAGTGAATCAACATTAAGATACAATTTTAGTTTAGAATTAACAAACGGGCGTCATCAACTAAAAACAAGTTTAAGAAGAGCACAACTACAAACTGCTCTCAGTGGAAACGCTACCCTGCTTATTTGGCTTGGAAAAAATATACTTTTACAATCGGACAATCCTACAAACACAGTTGATACTAAACCTTTACCTTGGCATGATGAAAACACTGATCAAGTATTTGATGATGAAGACATTGATGAGATTAAAGATAATCTCAAACAAGAACTCAACGACATAAATGCCTCTAAGTAAGCCACAACAACTTATAGCAGAATGTCCAATTAGATTCCGTGTAGTAGTAGCAGGACGACGCGGAGGAAAAACTTTTCTCAGCATGAGAGAACTTTGTCGTTATGCCAGCCAACCTAACAGCGTGGTATGGTATTTGACAAACAGTAGACAACAAGCAAAAAGTCTTGTATGGGATAAACTTAAAAATAAACTTAGAAGTCTACGCTGGATCAAAGACACAAATGAAAGTGAACTTACGATCAGTCTCGTAAATAATTCTAAAATATGTTTGAAGAGTGCAGAGCAAGGTGACAATCTGCGTGGTGAATCATTAAACTTTATTGTCATTGATGAGTTTGCTGACATTGATCTAGATATTATTTGGAATCAAATTATCCGTGCTAGTCTCAGTGATAAGAAGGGACACGCATTATTCATTGGCACACCCAAAGCAGGTAATCAAACTGCTAGAGATTTATATGACAACTATCTAACTAAGAAAGGTTGGATGTCATTCTCCTACACAACCATTGACGGCGGATTTGTTGATGCTGAAGAGATTGAACAGGCCAAACAGGATCTAAGTCCAAAAGTATTTGCACAAGAATACCTTGCAAGTTGGGAACAGTTTGCTGGTGTTATTATGTATGAGTTCGGTGAACATAACATCACAGAAGTAGTTAAGCCTAATGAATATGAACAATTGGTAGTAGGACTTGATTTCAATGTCACACCACTTTGTGCTCAAGTAGGTCGCAATACCAGTAAAGGTATTGAAATATTTGATGAGATTATATTAGAGAATAGTAATACAAATGAGTTCTGCGATGAACTGCGTAATAGATATCCAAAGAATCCTATTACTGTGATGCCGGACCCTGCAGGGCAACAACGCAAAACAAGTGCTAATGGCAATACAGATATTAAGATTCTAGAGATGGCTGGATTTACAACAAGATATCATCGTAGTCATCCTTTAGTCAAAGATAGAATAAATGCTTGTAATAGTTTATTCTTTCTGCGTGATGATAACACTACAAGATTTAAAATAGATCCTCGTTGTAAGCATACTATTAAAAGTTTAAGAAACTGGAGTTACAAACCAGAAACAATGGTCCCACAAAAAGATGGATGGGATCATGCTTGTGATAGCATTGGCTACTTAATTGAGTATCTATATCCTATACAGAAACCACAGCAACGAATTGTTCCTAGAGCATTCGGTCATGCCTTAGCATAAATATACACATTAAAAGGAGCCATTATGGCGGAACTCCAGACCTTCCAAAACGCTTACCTGCAAGCAACAGCAGGAAATACAACCTACAGCAGAAATCAACAACGCTGGAAGTTCTTGCTTGATTCATTTACAGGCGGGCAAGCATATCGTGAAGGTGCTTACCTACAGCGTTATGCACTAGAAACAGACACGCAATATGCTGTTAGATTAAACAATACACCCTTAGACAATCAAGTAAGAAGTTTAGTAAGTCTTTACACAAGTTTCTTATTTAGAACTGAACCTGATCGTGAGTTTGGTAGTTTAGAAAATAACTTTACCATTGAAGATATTGTCAAAGATGCTGACTTAGATGGACGCAATATGAATGCGTTTATGAAAGATGTTGCACAATGGGCCAGTGTATTTGGACATGTTTGGATAGCCGTTGCAAAGCCTGATGTAGGTGCAATCACTATGGCAGATGAACAAGCAATGAATGCTAGACCTTACCTGTCAATGTATAATCCTTTAGCAGTCACAGACTGGCGTTGGGCAAGACAGCCTAATGGCGGTTATCAATTAGAATATATCAAGTATGTAGAAGAAGTCAATGGCACTGAAACCGTTGTTAAAGAATGGACATATGATACAATTACAACTTACAATTTAGACACACAACAAGAGCGTGTCACAGATATGACTGTGGAAACAAATGGCCTAGGTTATCTGCCATTCGTATGTGCCTATGCTGAACGCAGTCCTGTTAGAGGACTAGGTAATAGTTTAGTTGATGACATCGCAGACCAACAGCGTATGATTTACAATGAACTAAGTGAAGTTTATGACAGCATTCGTTTAGACACCCATCCGTCACTTGTCGCGACCGCTGGGACTAATGCACAAGGTGCTGCCGCTGGTCAAGTTATTACAATGGAAGAGAATTTGGATCCTAACTTAAAGCCCTATGTCTTACAGTTTGAAGGCGGACAAATAGATAAGATTTACACAAGTATTAACAATCGTAAAAAGATGATTGATAGCATGGGTAATGTTGGAGCAGTAAGAGCAACAGAAACTAGAGAGATGTCAGGCATTGCCATTGAAACAGAGTTCACCTTGCTTAACGCACGCCTAAGTTCCATAGCAGATAATTTAGAACTCGCTGAAGAACAAATTTGGAGTATCATATACACATATATGGGTTATACATGGGATGGTGAAATAGATTATCCAGATAATTTTGCAATGCGTAACACAGACAATGAATTGGCACATTTGAAAACTGCATTTGAAATCGTGCGCGATCCAGTTAAGATTGCACTAATAGAAAACGCTGTAATGGATGCTATTGATATTGAAATGCCAGAGCACGAACTTGCTGAAGAATTAGCAGAACAACAAGGCTTGCCTGAGCCTGATGAAGAAGAAATAACAAGAACTTATCCTGATGGCACAGCAATTAGCCCTGATTTACCTGAAGCATATGAGCCAGCAACTGGTGATGAAAACTGTAAAAACTGCGGTTATTACTTAGAAGGATTATGCACACGCTGGAACAATGCACCAGTTAAAGCAACATGGTGGTGTGCCGCCTGGGAACCTAGTGCTGAATATGCTAGACAAACAAGTGAAATAACAGAGTAATGGCCTCATATCGTCCTAATGAACAAATGGCATTAGCGGCACGCAGAGGATTGAAAATGCGTGAAGAATCAAGCCCTAGTGCTCGTGGTGGCACAGCAGTGGGACTTGCCCGTGCTAACCAATTTGCTAAAAGACAAAGTGTAAGTTTGGACATCGTTAAAAGAACATTTAGTTTTTTAAGTCGTGCAAAAGTTTATTACAAGCCTGGAGAGAATACTCCAGGCACACAGGCATATTTGCTATGGGGCGGTCCAGCAGGCTTAACTTGGGCACGAAACATCTTAGACAATATTGAATAATTTTATATAAATACACTACGAACAGAATTATCTGTTTAAAAATTTAACTCTTAAAGAGGCGAGGACTACGATGACCCAACAAGAAACATCGGCAACAGAGAACACTGATAACTCTCAAAATGATCAGGCAACGGAGAAAACTTTTACGCAGGCAGAAGTAAACGCTATTCTAGCAAAGACCAAAAGTCAGTTAGAAAAGAAATATGTCAGCAAGTATGAAGAACTTGGAGATCCAGATACTCTCAAACAAATTGTTAGTGAGCATCAAAAGATTCAACAAGAACAACAACTCAAGCGTGGAGAGTTCGATCGTGTTATCCAAGAATTAGCAGCCAAGAAGGATGCAGAAATTCAAAAGAGGGATAAAGTAATAGAAAGTTTCAAAGTAGAAACTCCTATTGTAGATGCAGCCGCTCGTTATCGTGCGGTAAATCCAGATCAAGTTAAAGCATTGATTCGTAATCAAGTTAGACTTAGTCCGGAAGGTGAAGTTGAAGTATTAGATGAAAAGGGTGTTGTTCGCTATGATGACAGCGGTAAACCCGTAAGTGTGGATAGTTTTGTTCAGTCATGGCTGCAAAGCAATCCGCATTTTGTGTCGGCAGCACCTGCCACAACTAATACTAAAAGCAACGTATCAGGCAATCAAACAAAGAAGTTAGACATTAAGAGTCT